CCACTTGAGGCAGAGATTGTTTGCCTTGTGAAGGATAAGAAACTGGGAGAAAAGTATAATATCACTAAGGAAATTGTTGCAGAAGCATATCCAGATATCACTTGGGGTAATAGAACTTGAAAACACTATTTGAAGATTGTGATCCGGACAAGGCACAAGACAGATCTCTACCATACTCTGCCTACTTGGTAGAGTATAAGAAGGACGGTAAATCACATTACGATATTGCATCAGCAGCAAAGCAATCAGAAATCTTTGACCATTACTATGACTTGTATGGTAAGGACTTCGTGACTATGAAACAGTCAGAGGGTAGAACGAACCCTAAGTTGTATGGTGTAAAGCCACCTGAAACCAAAAGTCGAAAGTGATTCCAAAAAAGGGGCAAAAAAATCTCCGGGAAAAAATTGGTCTGTAAGGTTTTTTTAAATTGTATCAAAAGTTACACACTCCCTTGACTATATAGAGTGAAAGGTCTATAATGACCATACGTTCATCCAAATGCTCAGTATCCTACTGGCATTCACCCTTGCCCATCATAATGACACGTCACCCTATGGGTGGCACATGAGTTGTGAAAGGTGGATACAACGATCAATTGAAATTCAACTGGATTCCAATCTTGATCAAAAATCTAAGTATGACTTAATTGCTTATCTTAGACGAAAAGTTCCAGGTGAATGTAGGCAGGTATTGACATAGGACGCAAGTAAGTCGCGGAACGGAGCGTTCATCCCATGATAGAACTATTACTCTATACGACACTCACATGTAGAGAGGCAGATGAGCTTATGCTCAGAATCTCTAAGCATCAGGATTTACCGGCATCGGTAATGATTGAACTTGTAGAAACTGTTAAGGATTCTGCACCTGAGTGTTACTGGGACGCAAACGACTAAAGGAACGGGTCTTAAAACATCCAACTACTTTAGGAGTACAGACAATGAACACCTTAAATCTCATTAAGAAGCAGATTGATAAAGCATCTGCACTGCACAATGCACAAATTCTTCATACCGCATATCGTGGTGTTGAGTATGACGTACATTGTGATCTTAATACAACAGATCCTCACGGTACTTTCTGCTACCGTGGACGCACTTACGTAAAGTGAGGTAATTATGCAAGCATTGCAAGTAGCAGCATTAGGTTCTATTTTTAGTGTTGCATTTATTAGTTTACTTTACGGAGAATTACTTCTTTTACAAAAGAGGTAAATCATTCAGAAGATAGGAGAGGGGTTGCTAACCCCTCTTTTTTTATGTTATAATATAGTGAAACGGTAAGATATTATGGAGAAAGACCGACTCAAACTTATTGTCAGAAATCTTGAACTGCTTGTTGACTCATTGAAAGCAGAAGTGTATTCTGACGTAGATGCATATAAAACATCTGTAGATAATTCCAGATTCCCTGGTTTTACTGATTATGATGAGATTTTTGAGGATGACGATGACTAGTAGAACTAAGCAACTCATAAAACTGCTTGAGAAACTTATCAAGCAAGATCATCTCTACAGTGAAGAAAAGATCATTGAAATGAAATCGCAACTGCGTGAGATTAAACAGCAAGTTGCTGAATATGAAAAAGAAAACTCTAAAGGATTTGGTAAATGAATGTAAAACTTGTAAGTGTCACTCCCGATGCAGAGCAGACAATGGCATATGTTGCTCGTGTGTCAAACCCCAATAATCAAGAAAACCCCAACTATGCAAAGTTGTTAGGATACTGCATCAAGCACAATCACTGGTCTGTCTTTGAGCAGAGTTTTATGACTCTGGAGATTGAGACTACTCGTGGTCTGGCAGCTCAAATCTTGAGGCACCGTTCATTTACATATCAGGAATTTTCGCAACGATATGCTGATTCTACCTTACTCTCAGAGACGATCCCCTTACCAGAACTTCGGAGGCAAGACACTAAGAATCGTCAGAATTCTATTGACGATATTGACCCCTTTATGGTTCAGAAATACCAAATGCTGATGCAACAGCATTTTAATGCAGGTATGGAACTTTATCAAAAGATGCTTGCCGAGGGAATCGCAAAGGAGTGTGCTCGATTTGTGCTTCCCCTTGCAACACCCACCAGACTCTATATGAGTGGTTCCTGCCGTTCCTGGATGCACTATATTACCCTGAGGTCTGCAAACGGCACTCAGAAGGAGCACATGGATATTGCAGAGGCATGTAAGAAAATCTTTATGGAGCAATTCCCGACCTGTGCAGAAGCCCTGGAGTGGGTCTAAATAAATCACGTTGAATTATTAGTCATGGCAACATATCCCGTAGTTCACAAAGAAACTGGTGAACAAAAAGAAGTCGTAATGAGCATTCACGAATGGTCAAAGTGGTGTGAAGAGAATCCTGATTGGCAACGGGATTGGTCAGATCCATCAACTTGTCCACAACCTGGAGAGGTTGGTGAGTGGAGGGACAAACTCATAAACAAAAATCCTGGATGGAATGATGTTCTTGAAAAAGCATCGAAGGCACCAGGAGCAAAAGTAAAGAAACTTTAGACATGGCAAGAAGAAAAAAAGCATCTGCAGATCAAACTGTTGGAGTTGGTCTGACTACAAGAAATGTAAAAAAGAATAGGTCTCCATTTCTTGATATTTTGAGAGATGATATTGAACCACTTTCAGATAATCAAAAAACTTTTTTTGACTCTTATAAGCAGGGGCAAAATATAATTGCCTGTGGGTGTGCAGGGACTGGAAAGACTTTTATAGCTTTATATAATGCTCTCTGTGAAGTCTTGGATGTCAATACACCATATCAGAGAATTTATCTTGTCAGGTCTCTTGTGGCAACCAGAGAAATTGGATTTCTTCCTGGAGATCATGAAGATAAGGCAGATATCTATCAGATTCCTTATAAGAGTATGTTAAGGTATATGTTTGTGCCTGATAATGATGCTGAAGCAGAAATGCTTTATGGTAATATAAAGTCACAAGACATTATCAAATTTTGGAGCACATCATTTCTTCGTGGAACTTCACTTGATGATGCAATCATTATTGTTGACGAGTTTCAGAACTTAAATTTCCACGAATTGGACAGTATTATCACTCGTGTTGGTAAGGACTCTCGTATTATCTTCTGTGGTGATGCTCGTCAGTCTGATTTACAAAAGCAGAATGAAAAGAATGGAATTGTAGACTTTATGAATATATTGCGTAAAATGCCATCTTTTGATATAATCGAGTTTGATATTGGTGATATTGTCCGTTCGGGAATTGTCAGAGAATATCTAGTTGCAAAAATGGAATCAGGTTTTTAATGTTTAATCATGTTGATCTTGACCTCCCTAGTCTTGAAAGAGTGACTATTGATGGGGTCCGTTATTATAAAGTTCCAAATAAAGATGAACTCCTAAAACTGCCCTCCATCACTTCGGTAACCAGTCATTTTAAAAAGGAGACATTTGTAAAGTGGAGGCAGAGAGTTGGTGTAGAGGAGGCAGACCGTATTACCAAACGTGCCACAACCCGTGGTACTGACTATCACACTTTAGTTGAGCACCTTCTAAAGAATGATGATCTTCCTGAGGTTCCACCGATTTCTGATTTTCTGTTTAAAATCTCTAAAAAAGTTCTAAAAAATATAAATAATATATACGCACTTGAAAGTTCGCTATATAGTAAGCAGTTAGGAGTGGCGGGCACCGTTGACTGTATTGCCGAATATAACGGTGAGTTAGCAATAATTGACTTTAAAACTTCAGCAAAACCGAAACCACGAGAGTGGATCGAAAACTATTTCGTACAATGTGCCGCATATGGTTGTATGTTGTATGAACTGACCGAACTCAGGGTCAAAAAATTTGTAATTATCATGGCATGTGAAAATGGAGAATGCGTCGTCTATGAAGAACGAAACAAATCAAAATACATCAAACTTCTCACCCAATACATTAGAAAGTTTGTTACAGATAAATTGGAACTCTATGGAACCAAATAAAGAACTAGAGCAGGCAATTCAAAGTAAATTTTTGACACCATCAAAATTTGCTCTGGAAATCGAAAAGATTGTTGCCGAAGAAAAGATTAACTACATCGATGCTATCGTTCACTATTGCGAAGTAAACGAACTTGAGGTAGAATCTGTAACTAAACTTGTATCCAAACCACTGAAAGAAAAACTGAAGTGGGATGCTACGAGATTGAACTTTATGAAACGTACATCGAGAGCAAAGTTGCCCCTATGACCGTGAGCCCCTTTGAAACATATCAACATTATTTGGCACTCAAAAATCATTTTACAAATCCAAAATACGACTTCTTTAAGTACGGTGCGAAGACCCGTGCCAGTGTAACTTCCTTCAACAAAAGAAGGGACAAATACTGGTTTGAGAAAACTTCCCGTAAATACTCTGATGATGAAGTCGTAGATTTTCTTGTATCCAATTTCACTGCAGCAAGTAACCCACAAAACCTATGGATTGGCGAGATTATCAATTCTGGAGAAAGGACTTACGCAGACTGGAAGAAGAGGAAGCAGAGTTCTACTTACTTGTTCAAAGAGCAAAGCAACGAATTGTTATCGAGCAACGAATTAGAAACTTTGTTCGACTGTTCGAAAGGACATCCGATTCTGTTAAAAAAATTCCTTGGTGGAAGCATAAGTCTTGAGACTCTGGTAATTTTTGATAGAATCTTTTCTTTTCGGGCAAAGTTTGATAAGAAACTTGATGACCCAGTGTGGGAAACCGTAAGTTTAAAAATAAAAAAATATAGTCCATTCCTAAATATTGATGTGTTTAAATACAAAAAGTTATTAAGGGAAATGATAGATGGGTGACTTTTTTGAATCGGAAATCATTCAGGAAGAACTGAGTGAGATTAATAGAATGCAAGAAAAAATCTACGGAAGTCTTTTGGCTTTCGGATCAATGACCCGTGACGAAAAAATTGAACACATTGATATGCTGACTTCATTACTTGATAAGCAAAAAGTAATGTACACTAGATTATCTCTTTCTGATGATCCAAAAGCGATCGAAATGAAAGAGAATCTTCGCAAATCAGTGGTAATGATGGGTTTTCCACCAGAAACTGATATGCAATTTTTATTCAATAGTATGCACGCTACAATTCAATCTCTCAGGGACTATGTTGACGCCTGAGTGTATACTTGTTATACTATCTAAGTAAATCCAACGAATCCAAATTAATCCGAGGTATCTAATGTCTTTTGCAGATCTTAAAAAGCAATCTAAACTTGGTTCTTTGACTCAGAAACTAGTCAAAGAAGTCGAAAAAATGAATAATGCAGGTTCTTCAGGCGATGATCGTCTGTGGAAACTGGAAGTCGATAAAGGTGGTAACGGTTATGCCGTTATTCGTTTCCTGCCTGCCCCGAACGGTGAAGATCTGCCGTTCGTCAAACTGTACTCCCACGCCTTCCAGGGTCCTGGTGGTTGGTACATCGAAAACTCCCTGACCACTCTGGGTCAGAAGGATCCTGTGTCTGAATACAACACGATGCTGTGGAACAACGGCACCGATGCTGGTAAAGAGGCAGCACGTAAGCAGAA